TCATCGCTTAGCATTGGTGCTAAATCCAAAGGCTTTGTATAAATTGTGTCACAATCGAATAAATATAGTGCTTCTTCTTCAAGCTCTGGAAAGGCTTGAATATGTTTCTTTAGGATATTGAAGTACACCGATGGAATGTAAGTCTTATCCTCTCTCGTATCTTCATAAAAAAAGAATCTAACGTAGTTGTAGGTTGATGCTAACTTGTTCCACATTTCTACAACTTCCTGTGCTGATGTTCCATCGCTAGGATTTGTTGCAACTAAAATTTCTAGCTTGTTAGCATTACCTCCATGCTTGATAAAATTATGTATTACAACTTCAACTTGCCAAGCATAATACTTGATACGAGGTTGTACACAGATATAACGAACATTTTTCATAACAAATTAATTTCATTAACACGCTCCCGATTGCTCAGCATCTAGCACAAAATAGTATTCTCTCGGTACGAGTATTCCCGCTGACCAAACGCAAACGGCTGTTCCTGGATCATATGCTGGGCATGGTGTTATGCTTGATCTGTTTGATTGGTAAGCAACACTTGTATTACCGTTTTGCGTAATCTTAACGTATAGAGTGTTTCCAGTTGGAACACTTAAGGTGGCTCTTAGAGTACAAGTTGTATCAGTAAAGTTACTACCCACTTCTGTGAATGTTATGTTATCGTAGGAATATGCAAATTTAACATCAGGGAACAAAGTTGTTCCAGAGTCGTGTTTAGCAAATAACTGCACTAGTTTTGTTGATACGGTTGTGGTACTAGTAGTTGTAGGTGGTATAGTTGTTGTCGTAGTTGTAGTACTAGTGGTTGTAGGTGGTATGGTTGTAGTAGTTGTAACCGGTATAGTTGTTGTTGTGGTTACTGGTATGGTTGTAGTAGTTGTAACCGGTATAGTTGTAGTCGTAGTCGTGCTAGTGGTTGTAGGTACTACAGTGGTTGTTGTTGTGGTTGTGCTAGTGGTTGTAGGTGGTATGGTTGATGTTGTTGTGGTTGTACTAGTGGTTGTTGTGGGATCTGGATATACCGATACTGTTACGGAAGCAGTGTTACTAGCTAAATAACAACCTCCAGCCACTAAAGAATCTACTGTATAGTAAGTAGTGTAAATGCCTGGTGCAGTTGTATTTAATGTAACTGTTCCGTTGAGGTTATTAGTAAAGTAACTTGCATCACCGCCAAAAATAGAAACAGTCGAACCCTGTAGAGTTCCGCTACCACCATCATCATTAGACAATAAATTAACTGTTTTCGGACTTGTGGAACTTTCAAAAGATCCCACATCATCTACAGCTGTTGGATAGTAAGGTAATACCTCTAAATAATCAGGATTGGTTATGATAACCATTCCCTGCGGATAAATTATATTGCCTACATGCACATTGTTACTGTTCTGATCAACAATGTTACCGTTTCCATCATCGACTAGTTTGTAGTCTACTGATGACATTACAAAAGATCTTCTAGATAATCTCTCACCATACACGTTTCTAGGTATGGATAACACTCTTATAACTGCTCCTGCATCTGTGGGAAAATACCTAAGATCAGCATCTAGAGTACCTGAAGCAGCTGTCGACTGCATAGAGTTGTCGAAGCTTGAAGTGCTTGCTAAATAACTTCCAGTAAGAAAGTTTGAGTAGTAGAGTTGCCTTATTGATAGGTAGTTCAGCGTCGTTTGAGGAATTGAGCCTGTTGATGTGACAGGTCCATTTATTCCAGTCAAAACAGTAAGTCCGTAGGTTTCTAGACTGCTACAGTCATAGGAAGCTGTGTACTTAAGCTTGATTGGAGTAGTTATTACATCTGATGCCCTAAGACTATTCGACGATCTACTCATTATTCTTTAATTACCAATCTAATTTCACTCTAATAAGTGCTTCTTTTGTAAAGTCTTTTACGAGTGCTCTAGATAGTTTTGCAACAGCTAGAAGTTCCGAATTATCATTATACAAACCAACAGTTGTTATATAAGTTTGTGGATTATATATCATGCTGGAGTATAGGACGTTTCCTGATCCTGATACAAAGGTTGGATTGCTTGAGTAGTTGTAGTCAGCATTGCCTACTCTCAAAAATATGTAATCAGAAGAAATGGTCTCTAAGCTGTTAAGCTGGAAGTATGCTGATTGAGACACTGCTTGATAGAGTAGTGTGTTGTTAGTTGACGTATAGGAAGAGGATGCGTTGAGCGTATAGCTCGGTGATCCATAATTCTGACGATCTAATGTTAACCCTATACCACCGTAAGCAGTTCCTAATGCTAAAGCACTTGCGTTAAGTATAATAGTTCCAATATCAGGAAGGAAAAATCCATAAGATCCAGATGGTGTGTATCCAGGTGCTATCTGCCCTGTTACATTGCCATTAGTAGCTGTACCATTAGATCCAGACACTAGATTAAACACTCTTCCACAATCTAAATAAGTTACCGTAGTAACATCGTTACTGTTATCGCATAACTGGATTTGTCCATTACTTCCTGATATTTTTAGGTTAAATGTGCCAGGAAATAAATTTTCTTTATACCTATTTCTATCTACATTTATTGCAAATATATCAGGCGCGTTTGTTGCTTCTCCTCCAAAGTTGAATCCTTGTGTTGATCCTGAAAGAGCTGGTCCGTATACAAGTGTTTCGTACTGCCTATAGGTAGTAAGAGATGGTGATACTCCAGGTACTAAAGGATTATACCAACGAGATCCGGAACCCTTTAGATTTCCATAAGCTATTGAAAATTGTATAGCTGCTCCTGTCGCATTACTTTGCGTTTGGTACACGTTTAAGTAAAAGGCACCTTGACTAATAGCACTTGTTACCACTGTCGAAGCAGTGAAAAAAGTAGATAGTGTTGGCTGATTGGAACTCCATGCTGGAGCTGTTATCGAGTCCGAACTGATCACAAGATCCGATGGTCCTAGTCTAGTATATGACATATTCTTATTGTGTTACTTTTGTTATTTGAACTGGAACGAACAATCTTGCACCAGAATCACGTCCAGTGACTGTAAGTGTGGTGTATAGTGTTGTATTATTTCCAAATAGAGTGTTTACAGTTGTTGCTGTTATATTAATTGAAGTACCAATTACAGTCTTAGATACGTTAGTTCCAACTGTTGTAACACCGGTTGCATTAAGTGCAGTAGCTTGTGGAGTGTTAAGTCCAACTCCGTTAAATGCTGCTGTAGTTCTGACATCACCTATAGTTGCAACATATCCCGATTGCTCAAAAGTTGAAGTAGCTCCTAAATAGTTTAGAGTTTGTGGTGTAATTGATATTGATGCACCTTGCTTCAATACTATTGAAGGATAACCAATAGTAATTACTGGTAGTTTCGCTGTTCCTCTTGGTAGAGTTATTAGCTTATACTTCATGATTTGTTGCGATTCAGGAAATGCCTGTATTATTGGCATATTCTCTATTGCTTCACCGTAGAATGCAGATCCGGATGGATGATTAGGATTGTAGAGAGTGTAATCCACTTCATCGTCGGATAAAGAGAACTGTGTAATTTGAAATGAACCATCGTTCTGAGAAAGTAGTTGCCTACCTTTGTCAGTGAGAATTGCGTCTACTACAACTGATGTGTTGTTTAAATATGCCATGTTTTAGTCTATTTTCTCTTTATAAATATATGCATTAGCCAAAAGTTCCTCCATCTATGGTGTTAATAGGCGGCACAGATTGTCCTGTCAACAACTGCGATTGGACAGCTGCTTGTAGTGTATTAATATTTTCTGTAACCTCTGAGCTCACTGTTTCAGGAAGCAATAATCCATAGGATGTTTGTCCTGGAGTTTTGTTGAAAGTCATTATAACACTTTGTTCATCTTTAAACTTTCTTAGTAGCAGGAATCTCTTAATTCGTGAGGGATCAGTGATCCAGTTACTTATTACTTGCGGAACCACAGTAATACTAATTCTCTCTGCCACAGTTTCAACACTTTGTACATCGAGATCCTGCACTAAACCACTAAAGTCTGCCATAATTATTTTATCACCTTGTTGGGGACTGAAAGATACGTTAACATCTCCATACTGGGTGTATAATGAGCTGGTGTAAGCAACCGAAGCTGATGCAAACGCTGGTATGAATAAATAATCTTGGAAATTTGATAAGTTCTCACTTAGCACTATCTTACTTTCGAGATTGTTTATATCTACAACATCGTATATGAAATTTCCAGTAGCTAGACTAGCAGTTGCATACGGATATCCACCTTGGGCTGCACTAATTGTGTTGATTGTTAAACTGCTGTTTGCAGTTCCACTTGATAAAGATGCTGTGTAATTTGCCGTAGACATTCCAGTTTGCCTAAATTTAAACACTACTTTATCTTCTGGACTTAAACTATAAGCGGGTGTTGTATAGTTTATTACTCTTGAAGCAACGTATTCTTTTGTTCCTCCAGTTGGTGTACCACCTGATGTTGGTTGTCCTAATAAAACTGTTGGAGCACCTGCGTTATAAAAACTAAAGTTTGCTGCTATATCACCTGATGCATTTTCAACTAAGTAGTCTGCATAATTTAATAATCCTCCATTTTCAGTCCACAAGTAAACAGCTACGTCCAAAGTTGATAGAGATGATCCTATGGTTGTACTGAATACACCATCAACATATAAGTCAAAAGGTCCTGTGAAAGATAATATTGGACTTGATCTAGTTGGAGTAGAATCTGGATTAGCTGCTGTACTCCTTTTATTAACAGTGCCTGTCGTAGTTCCACTTGGTACAAAGCTTGAGGTAAAGTTGACACTTTGAACAGCTCCTATTAAAGAAACTCCATTGTAATAAGCACCAAACTCAAATGAACCACTTGCTGCTGGATAGAACTCTGGGTCTTGAAATTGGAAATTGACTGTGAAATTAGCACTAAATGTCCTCTGTCCTGCTTCTGATGCAGTAAAGCTAGGGAAGCTTACAGCGTCTCCAGGACTAAAAAACACACTTGGATTAGCTTCACCGTCAAAAATATTGTAAATATTTCCGGTTCTTTGTATAGTATCTACCACAGTAAATCCGTAAGTTGGTGAAGCAGCACCACTTATAAATGCATTAGGTGTTCCAGTATTGTACCCTATAACAGAATCGGTAGATGCACCAGCCCCTACAAATTGAAAGTATAATCTATTATCTGACCCTGATATAAAATATATCTGTGGTGTGTAGCTGTATCCACTGTTGTAAATTGTCTTTACACCATCTGTAGTTACTTGGTTACTAAACTTCCTGTTGTCAAATTGTTTAATAGTTAATGTTGTTCCTGCTTTAAAAGTACGCTGTACATCTTCCCAGTTTTTATTATTCTGGTTTAGTTCGTACAAACCACCAGAAACATCTGCTAAGTAAGCTAGCGACGCGTTTACTTTTCCTGGTAGGAAGGAACTACTTTCTATTTGATTAAAAAATCCAACTCTCTTTGATGTGTAGTCTATGACAGGATCTTCACCGTAAGATACATCACCTAAGCTGTGACTGTTGTAGTAGCGTCCTGATAAATAAGATCCACTATATCTTGGTATTGTTATAGGTCTAAAACTCTGATTATAATCTTGGTACTGTGCAAATTGTGAGTAGGGTTGACTACTTTGAGATACAAATCCGATCACCAAAGATCTACTTAAAGACTGTGTTACCAATCCGTAATTGACAGGAACTAGCTGGCTGCTATTGTAATCTAGGTCTAGAAATCTTTGAGAAATAACCGATCCAGTTATATTCTGGAAAGTAGCATCCAGTGAATATGTCGTGAACATAATCTTATTTGGAGCTGGTACGGATGAAGTCCATGGATAGATGTAGCTTGAGTATTCGGTTTGAGGAAAATAATTAACCTCTGCATAGATAGTGCTACCACTAAATTCACCGTTGTACTTTTGAACATCGTCAGATGAACTCACGTAAACAGTACCGTTTGACTGCAACAGTGGTGTGCTGTATGCACTATATTGCACAGGAAAGGCTTGTACAAATTCAGTTGATCCTATTACACATCCACCATCTGAACCTGATACTTCTAGTAGTTCATAGTCTGCGTCATTGGAGCTTGTTGTAAAAGTTGGTTCTTTTCTTGGGTACTTATTCCTTTCTAAAATATGTGATTTGATTACTATACCAGTATCTGCACTGGCTCTAGCTGGCACAAAATCTCTAAGTAATTTGAACAGTGTGTTATTATAGTACTTAATAATTCTTATAAAGTCCCACACATCATACCTACTGGTATACTCTGCATTAAAGTAAGTATTTCCAAGCTGTACAAGTGGTGTGTAGGAGCTAGAGTATTGAAGATCTGGTGCTCCAATAAACTGCATTATATTAAAGTAACCAGGTTGATTCGATGCTGTAATATACCCTGATGATGTTATGCTAGCATTTATAGAATCCGCTGGTGAGAAGCCTACTTGTACTGTTATTGAAGTCCTATCCTTATTGTTATCGTAGTATTGTAGTGTTGAGTAGGGTGACAGTAGACTACTTGATATTTCAAGTACACTACCAGTAGTTATCTTTATATTGTCGATCTCTTGTATACCAGCAACATCGTACATATTATAACCACCATACTCATGTACTGTTAAGATTGAAGGTGGAATACCAAAGGTTGTTATTAATGCTCTAACACCTCTATCAGTACCTCTAGTTTTGTATAAGTAAGCTAGATTGTGATATAATCGTTTATAATATTCTGCATTGATTTGATCTGCAGGTAATGTCTCTATGCTAGATGTGACGTATTCCGTTATAACTTCTGATCCAGTTGGAGGTAAAAGGTTTCCATCACCATTTATACCCAACAACGAGTAGTAGATATTATCCGATATATTAGTATTAGTATATAGTTTTAAACCAAGAGATTTGAGTGCATTACCTACCTCATCCAACGATATACCAACAAACGGATTGTTTTCAGCTGAGTATCGGTTTGTAACGTCTTTTAGATAAATCCAGATGTTATCGAAATGCTGTCCTATCATGTTTAAGAACACTAGATAGGGTTCATTACTTACGTCATCTCTAATGTAAGCAGGCGTCGTATACTCCAGTAAATCTGGATTATTATTGTCATAAAAAGAAGCTGAATAATAGTTGCTTAGCGATGTTGCTGTTGGTAATGTCTCCGAACTTCCCAGCCAATTTACTGCTTGTGATGACGTCACTGAATACAGTAAGTATGGTAAGTCGGTTGTACTTTTTGGCCAAGCTGTTGATGCGGATTGAAAGTACAAGTAGTACTCGTAACCATCAAACTTCTCTATCGTACTGTTTATCTGATTTTGAAGAAGTACTTTAGCTGTTGACGTATTAGTCGTTGCTAAACCTGCAGAAGCGGATTCGATAAGCTGAAGCTTATACACGAAGTTGTAGAGTCTCTCTGTTGCAGATGAAAAGTGTACGAAGTTTTCAAAATTACTATAATCGACGTTTATACTCACTCCCTTTTCATCCATCATTGATCTTAACTGCTGAAAAGATGAGCTTACGGAGGTGGCAAATAAATTTGTATAGGTGTAGTAAGGTGTTGTTTGACTTACCGAATCGTTGATTGCTACTTTGTAGTTTGGACCTCTTAGTCTTGTAAGTTCTTCAACTGGTTCAGGTTCAACTGTAGTCGTAACGTTGAACTCTGCTGATTCTGCTACCTGTGTTACAACCCAAAAAGTAGATTTTAGATCAAACTGATCAGGTAGCGGTTCGTATAACTTAAAAATTATATAACCACTTAAACCTTCTTCTACGTAAACTGCATTTACAGCTATTACCTGGATATCGTTTCCAAAATTAAGAAGGAAGTCGGGGTAGTATGTTTGTGCTGATAACGCTGTGTTGAATATGTTAAAGGCGTTAGCTAGCTGTGAGTTTGATAGATCCTGTCTAGCTACTTTAATCTCAGTCCTGGACGTTGATATCTCCTTTATCCAGAAGTTATTCTCAGTAAAAGGAGTAGATTGTAAGTAAGTCTTGAAGAAATTGTACTTAATATTTACAGTTCCTCTATTATATCCAGCATTTCTTACATCTGTTTCAGGATCTAACTTTACTGTGGTTGTTGTACCTGATAATGGATTGACATCTGTTCCTCGTTCGTATTGTGTACCAAAGTAGTTAGCATCAAGAATATTTCCATCTAAATCTTTTATGAAATATTCAACGTAGTCGTCTAAATCACCAAAACTCGGTGTTATGAAAGCTTTGTTGATCAAAGCTAGATCAACTGGACTGTAATTTTGATACTGTCCATCAGATCCTAAATATTTAACGTCGACTACTTCCATTACACTATCTTAGTTAGATTTAAGTAATTTTGATTTGCTTCAAGAAGCTGTTGTCTTAGAGAGTTAATCTCCTCAATATAAGCTTTTTCTGTGTCACTTAGAACACCACCTCCTAAATATTCAGTACTTCTTTTAACCAAATACTCATGTGAGTTTACCTCTCCAGTTGGTGGTATCTCAAAAAACAAGTCGTTATAGAGATCAAAGAACTCTTCAACTGTTATTGTAGGTTCAGCTAGAGATGCTGTAACCGGCACATATAGTTCCGTAAAAGAGGTATCTATAACCCTTGTATAGGTGTTTCTACCGTATACCTCCTTTATTAAATTAACTTCTTGTTGCATCATCCCGTTATTTTAAATACTAGGTTTTGATTCGTATAAATAACTTCTTCAGCTGGTAAGAGAGCTAAGTCATTGGGTCCGTAAAGAGACAAGGCATCGTATAATGATTGTTGATTATCATACAATGATAGCGGTCCGTAAGTTGTAGAGTATATGCTAGTTTTTATCAAAACTCGGTAGTAACGATTAATCTCTAATCCACTTGTGTATAGAGTAAAGTAGTTACTTACGCTATCAGCACTGAGCCTTGTATACACAGGATCAAAGTCTATTACTATCTCATCAGTCTTCACATCTTGCAAAGCCCAGTACGTGTTCTCAGAGAAGTAAAGGCTAGTTAAGTAAACAGATGAAGTTGTAAACTGTCTTGTAGGATAGGTGTACCTAACCCCAGTTCTCATCTTGTATACTTCGTTTTGCTTCAGTATTCCTGGATTATTTGCTAATACGACTGTGATTTGATTATCAAGTACGTAGTTTGTTCCTTGTGGATAGTAATAATCATCTCTCCACTTAAACTGTATTGTTGGTGGATAGATTGTATGTGTGTCAACCGAGAAGAACTTTAGATCCACAAAGGATGATGTGTTCTGTTCAATCGCATTTGGATGCTTGACAATCAATCCGTAGTTTGGTGTTGAACCACTAAACCATGCATTTAGTATTGGACTTATATCTGCATTTATGTCCTTATTTGACATATAGTCAAAGCTCTGTGTAGAGTATAAAGATTGGTTCCAACTTCCTCCTCCGGTTATCCATGCAGGGGAGTTTAATGCATCTCCTGTATAGGTCCAGCTTACTCCATTTCTAGCCTCTGGTACTTGTGCAAACTGTCCTGTTCCCATAGACCAAGACTGTGTTACAGCAAAAATGTCCAATGAATACGTCGTACTCAAGTTCTGTGCAGATGCAAGATACATTACTAAATTAGCTTCCCAAGATCCACTTATGGATTGTGAGGCGTATGTTTTTAGTCTGTTTATGTCTGAATTTGAAAACTGGAGTACTGCTCTTTTAATTGACTCGGTTGGAAAATATGCGTCTGAGTTTGAATAGTTGCTGTTGGCAGCTAGATCATAGGTGTAGTAAGGGTTATCAGTTATACCTACCCGACTAAGATACCTTAATCCATCCTGTGAATTGTCAACTGATACCTCAAGAATAGGATCTCTTCCTGTGTTCTTGAGTGGGTATCTCGAGTAAACAGTTGCATCAGCTGAAGGAAATATTTGATATACTGCCATTTTATTATAGTGTTACTACGCGTCCTTTAATGTCTACATCCGGATATTTTACTTCAAAAATACAAGGATCTAGGGATGGATAAACAACTCCGTTAAGAGTCGCTGCTGACATATCGTAACTATATTCAGAATATCCATTACCTGATATGTTGGTAATGTTGACTTTTTGCACTGTCTGAACTCCAGTTAATCTATCAAGTAGTGTATAGATTTCACTTAATATAATAGGTTGATTCATCTGCCATTTATCTCTTGCAAAGTAGTCTTTTAGAGCAATTAAACAGTAACCTATAACCTCTCTAGCTGCGTAGTTAGGCCTTACTATTATGTCAAAGTTGACTTGTATGTTAACTATGTAGCCTGGTTTGAGTATAATGGTATCGGTGAGCATTCTATAATCACCTAAATACGTTTGTATGTTTCTTAGTATAGCTGGTCCTGGTCTCTCGAGTTCTCCGTTTGCATTATAGCTTAGTACGTATATGGATGTTGCAAATGGATCTCTTTCCCCTGGTTGACCTACTAAGTACTGTCCGAATACTGCATCATCTTTTGTCACATAAGCCTTTGCAACTTGTCCAAACTTAGGAGGCATTCCTAGAACTATACCTAGATAGTCTTGCTGTGTGACAGCTCTCATTTGAGATGGGAACATTGCTAAGGTATTAAATCTTAGCTCTTCTGGAGTATCTCCATCACCACCTCCTACTGCTCTCACGCTGTTATCAGTTGCAAGACTTGCTCTGATTGTTTCTGCTGTAGCAGGTGTTGTTGTACCTGCAAATGATGTTACGGCTGATGATAGGTAGGTTAGTTCGTTTACTTGTACGTTGGCTTGCGCACCACCACCTACAATGTAAGTTACAGTTAAAGTTAAATTAGTAGGTGCTAGACCGTATGAGTTGTTGGAAACAAAGTTGGTAGGATCAAAAGCAGTGTTGAGTAGATCGATACCGTTCACAGTACCAATTCCCACATTGAATGGATTCGGAACTGATCCAGAAGCCTCAATCAAGCCTGCACCAAACTCTAACTGTAATGTTGTTTCATTCTTAAACCTGGCTACAAAACGTCTAGGTACGTCTAATCTCTCTAGAATATACGGAACTTCGTTTGCTTCTTGATACAAAGTAGGATATGCTAGTGCTGTATTTTTTACAGGATTCAAGATGTAATCTTGAGCTAGATACGGTACTTCATACCATTTGTTTCCGTTATTGTCTACGACACTTACTATCTCTATTATATTACTATCTTCGATATTCCTTATAGCAAACCTCTCAGCTGATCCAAAAGTGAGCGTTGTTGTTTTTATTTGTCCAGAGATTGCTTGTGTTGTTTTCTTAAACAAGTATGTGTTTGGATTTCCACCAACAGTTGTATAAACTGATATGTCAGTTTGATCAATGGAAGATGATAAACTGAAATCTATTTTATTAGGACAATAAAAGTAATTTGAAGTATTAATGTTAGACCTAACCTGCATTCCTTCGTCGATTATCAATGCGTAATTGAAATCAGGTAGATAATCTACTCCAGTAGCTGGTACTTGTTGGTAAACATCTAAGGTTACGTAAGCTGCTGAAGTTACTTTAGGTCGGTACCCTAGCATGTAAGCTAGTGCATATAAGTTGTTTGTCTGCTTAGCATACTCCAAGAACGTTTCTTGTACTTGATTATCCAGGTAGAACGAAAGTACATCTCCTACATAAGAAGCCATGTCGATGAACATAGTTCCTGGCGACGATGTTGAGAAATCGTTATAGCTGTTAGGATAGTAGGCCCTAGCATACTCTATTAACGCTTCTTTAAAGCTGTTAAAATCCTTATTTAAGTATCTTACGTCCTTGTTAGCCATTTAGGTTTAAAATTACATTGTCCGATTCTCCTGTATTGCTTATCAAATAGGAGAACTGAATTGTTATTAGATTACGATCAGGGTCTGGTTCAAAAGTTAAATCAGTTATCACAACGTTTTTGAAGTATTGTTCTATTCCCGATCTTATTTGAGTGTCCAAAGTATCAAAGGTGTCAGGTGTTATTTGCTCAAATAGCCTACTTCTTATATTAGCTCCAAAGGATGGATTGAAGATTCTCTCTCTTCTATCAGTCAACAGAAAATTTATCAAGTTGTATTTGATCTGATCCTTTGTAGTGTATACTGTTCTGAAGACACCTGGTGAGTCAAAAGGAAGTGCTACTCCAATCCCAGTGGACGGTCTCAGATCTAATACACTTCTATTTCTTACCGAATATGCCATTATATTTCACCTTTTTCTTTCATTCTAGCCATAATACCAGTAAAATCTGGTACCGCATTTATCTGTATTGCATCTAAATTTGAGCTTGGTCTAGCTGCTGCAAACATATCATTTACAGACTCTACTATAGGTGATTCTCTTTCACTTGAAATTCCTCCCATGCTTTCGTAATCGTCTGTTGTCATACTCATAGCTGTTTCAGCTAACAAAGCATTCAACGGATTTCCAGCACCTAGGTTAGGAGGTATAACCCTCTTGGCTGGTGCTGTATTTAACGTTCCTGGAATCCTAGGTTGAGTGGGTTGTTTGGTTTCAACTATCGTGTTCGATCCCCTATTTAAGATAGATTCTTTGAGTATGGATGCCAGCTCTTGTTGAAACACTGCTGATACCTCTTCTCTTATAATTTTTCTAAGTAAATCTAACTTTGCCATACGATTATAAATATTTTATTAGTTAGTTTTATAGCCTAGCCTGCTAAACTATTGATTGTAGATGTTGTGTTTGTTATTTGAGATGTTTGTACTTTTTCTCCTTCTATCTGTGATCCTAGTTTTTCTGATGCACTAGCCAATTGTCTTCTCACCCTCTTTCTCAATCTTTTGCCTCCTGGTAGGTTGTTTATAAAGGCGTTGAGACCGAGTCCTTTACTTTCATCTTCATTATCAGGAGTATCACTTGAGAAGTTTGCTTCTATGTTCAAATTATCATCTAGTAAGTCATTACTATCTAAATAGTTTACCGATTCACTAATTATTGCTAAATCTGAACCATCTAAAGTTGCTAAGGATGGTAAGACGAGACCTGCTGCAATTAATTTAACCTTCACCTCTCCTATGATAACTTGGGTGTTGGTAGCGAATGTTAGATCAGATTGTGTCACTATCACACCGTACTGATCGAGTGCTATTCCTCTTCTACGCTTGTTTGTAATTGATCTATCCACTACTTCTTCGTCTACGACCCTAATGCTATACTGACCAAACTCTGTACTATCTGGATTAGTTTTTGAGTCGTACTGTGTTATGTAAGCAGCTAGGTTATCCCTGAGTGCTGATAAGGCATCTCTGGTTTGTTTAAGTTCTGCTATTACATCAGAATCTTTAACTGCTTCACATCCTTCTAACGTAGCTAGCAATCTATCCAACCTGGTTAATAACTCGTTTGCATTTGCTAGTAAGTATCTAGTAAATATTAGTATTACTGATAGTAATGCATTTACTTCGTTCAGGATCTTTATTAGCCCTTTCTGAGTTTCTTTTGCAGCATTGTGTGCTTCGTTCAAAGCTATGTTTATACCTGTGGTAGTAAACATGCTAGGTAATGGTAACGCCAAGAAGAATGCTCTAATAAACTTGAAGACCTTTATAATTATAATCGCTATTTTTATTACAAACTGCGCTTGAGTTATTAGATTCTGTAGCCTTGTTGCTATGTTAATAAAAGATCTAATAGCATTGTTTATCTGCTTTAAGGTTGGTATAATTTTAGTTGGATCGACAAACTTACTCAGTTCCTGTATTTGAGCTCTTACGTCCACATTCAAAAAGTTACCTGCCAAAGCAAGTGCACTTTTAAAATCTAACGTATTGATAACTACACATACAGCTCTCAATTTATTAATTCGATCTTGCAGCTTTACAAAATCCTCATTTGAGATCTCTCTGTAATCTGTATACTTTGAGATGCTTGCAATAAAATTATCAACAAAATTTAGATTCAAAGTTAAGCCTGGGACTTCGGCTGCTATCGCTTTTTCCTCCGGTGTCAGGGCTCCTCCTAACGCTGAGTTTACTCTGTCGGCAAAGGAATCTTTGATACTCTGAAGTAAGTTGTACATGTTATACTTACTTACATCTGTACCACTTATATCAGTCTGTCCCAACGGTGCACCAGAACCAGTCACAGCTTGATCCATTGTAAGTGGATCGGGTCCCGTTCCTAAATAATTACCTATAAAAACGGTCGGAAACGCTGTGTATTTATCAATTGCTATCTGAACGACTAAAGCCTTGTCTTGAAGCGTATAGAACGCTTTCTGAGCTCCGGTCCAAGTTTCTCTTGGAGGTCTTGGTTTTTTCTTAATATTAATGTTATCAAGAAAGTACGTTATTATATTACATAGGTCAACCCTGTTTAATGCATCCAAAGCATTAAATAAACCAGAGTTGATAAGAGTCTGCTTCTTAGGGGGTGTTGGTGTTGTTCTAGTGGTTGTGTAGGTTACTTTACCAGTTTTTGAATCGTACTTTGCTGATGCTACTGGTTGTTTGTTGGCACTTCCCCACAACACCTTATTGACACCTACTTGCAGAGTTGCCACTGCTTTTGCAGATGCTAGTATTAATTTTTCAAGTGCTACTCCAATCCCTGCCATTAGTTAGTGTATGTTGCTTTTGAGAGACAGTTAACTTCAAGTTGTGTTTTAACTTGCTTAGACAAATCTCTAGTAGTCTGAGCTGCTTTTACAATGAGTGGAATAGCTTTCTCCGGTTCTTTTTCAGTTAGCTTTGAAAGAGCATCTCCTAGTTCAATCAACTGATCACATAGTATTCCTAGTTGAGTCACAGTGCTGTTTCCAAGTAAAACAGGTTGACCGTTTGCTTCTGCGTTGTATCCCAATTCTATCTTAGGAGCTGCTATTATAGCTCTCTCTCCAACATCCATTGTCACAGTTGCTGGTGTTGATATAGCTACTCCTTTTTTGCCAAAATGAAATATGAAATCATCGTAAGAGTGTACTACAACCCTGCCAGAGCTAACAATGGCTTGATTACCTAAATATGGAAATTGGGGTGTATACATTATCCTATTAGTCTTTTATCTTGTTCAGATGGTGATATGCTATCGTAGTCTGCTAATTGTTCTTGTATTGGTATAGCAGCTGAGTAATTACTTGTTAACGCGACTCCAAGTGTAGCTAAACTAAAGTTGTTCTGGATGTCGTCTATAACTATCTTTTGTCCTTGTGTTAGGTAGATGTTGGAAGGATCTCTGTTGATGTCTTCTACTGTTGGTATCCAAGCAGTATCATCTAACTGCCTTCCTTGACCATTTCTTATGATTGTAATAGGATTACCTATTGGAGGTTGGGAAGACCACGGATTTTCAGTGGGAACTGCTGTAGTTGATCCAAATCGTATCGAATTACCCCACCTTCCTTCAATTGTTACATCTCCTGTAAAAGGTCTTAGTGTCTTTATATTAGACTTCTCCAAAAAGCTAGGAGTTAAAGGATAAGCTACTGTCGCTGGGTCATTTAGATTTACTGCTTGGTTTACTGCTGCTGATTGTTCGTAGTTTCTATCCTGCGAGTTAGCAAACTCAGATAAGTCTCCTGGATCTGGTATTGCGTTTTGGTGACTTGAGTTCCAAACATTATAAGTTGACAAGTAGTAATACTCTTGTAAGCCTTTTTGATCAACAGTATCAATACTGGGTCCAGTTACTATAGCAACAATCTCACTTAGCAAAGGTAGTTTTTTAAGATCTGACATTAAAGGTTTGGCAACAGGGTTACCAACCCCTTGTGAAGATCTATCCTGTATAGTATCTATCATCTGAAAACAGATCTTACCTATATCCGTTGGATCATTGTAGAGTGGATCTCGACTAGTTGTACCTTCGTAATTTGGTCCGGTTATAATATGCGTAACTCTCCCAAGATAAATCGATCGCTGTGCTTTTTGCTGCTGCCTCGAGCTTTCTAAAATCTGAGCAAACGTTGGATTTAAAGTGGACGGCATTATTCAGTCGATTTTAACTCTTTCACCTCTTTATACTCTAATGGAGTTGTACTCTTTTGTATATCACTAAAGAGCATTTCTAAATCCTTGTCAGATAAGTTTCCATCACTAGTAGCTGCAGGAGCTGCTGCTTTCTGCGTTATCTGAGCTAGTTTAACCAATGCTTCGTCATTTTTAATATCTGAATCCAAATATCCTTTGACGAGTGGAACCAATATAACAGCATCTCCAGGCTCTGATCTGCGTCTGCTTATTTTTGTGGTTCTTTACGATATCTTTGAGGAGATCCGAATACTTCTTTCCGTCGTATAAATTGAAGTCGAAATCCATAAAAGTCTTTACAATAAATAGCTAATTTGAAAAAATGTCTATTTTGTCGCCTTCCTCCAAATACTTGTTCAACATATCTTTGTAGATGTGTTTGATTGTTTTTATTACCTTTGTTATGGTGGGTGTTGGAGCGTCTGTGATCTCTTTTATGTAAATAAAAAGTGCTTTTTTATTGAATACATCCACACTTTCCTTCCTCTTACAAACTGCTACAATAGCATCACCAACTCTTGCCTCTTGAGGTTTTGGAAAGATCTCTAGTAGATTGTCGTCTAAATAATTTACAAAAGTGTCAAAGAAGGTTATCTCTGTTGGAGTATCAGAAGATTCTGAGATTAGGTTGTTAACTATTGTTTTGTCTTCGTCAACCTCATCTACAGTTGCTTTACCTTTAAGTCTCTTGTAGTTATTGTTGTTGTAAACAATTAGATACCTCTTAGCAATAGTACCAAAATAGGAATAAGCTTTACCTTTGCTTTCGTCGTATAAGTGTAACTTCTCTAGCAAGAAGGCAATGACTTCGTGTTTTAGTTCATCGATGTTATCAACTTCTGTATAGTAAAATTTGAAAGTGTGTATTATATTCTCTGCTAGCTTGTAAAAAGCATTGTAGATCTCCTCATTAAATATCTTATTCCTCTGAGCAGTCGACACCTCCCTTCTATACCTCAGTATCGCATCTTGGGTATCTAGTGTAAAGTAATCTATTGATTTTTTAGGTCTCCTTTTTCTTACTTTTCCATCCTTCGTTAGACTTATCTCCGTATCCTCTTTAGTAAAAATATCATCCACCATTACGATCTATTGAACTGATTTAGTGCGTTTTGTATTGCTTTTAGATTTGTAAAAACAGTTTGAAGCTCTTTATCGCTCTCAAGCCATATTTTATCATCTAGCTCTTTTAGAGCCTTATCAGATTGTTCTATCAAAGATTGTAAGTTAGCAATAAAAATTGCTTGGTTTAAAGTAGTTCTTTCTAATTTAACGTTCTTATTGTACAAGTTGAATATTACCCAACCGACAATAGTAGCTACCCAGATAGCTACCATGATCCATCCAAATACCATATTAAAGTCCTTTTAGAGCGTTCATTAATGATGTGTTAGTTTTAGCACCACTTACAGATTGTAGCTTCTTAGCATCTGCTTGTTGCTTAAACTGTGCAGCTGTTGCTGGCTTTGCTTCTCTTGGCTTTGCAGGTGCTCCAACTTTACTCAACCACTCCTTTTCCCACTCTATCCTAGATGCCATGAGATCTGCTTGGTGAAGTATCATAGGTAAGCAGCTTCTCAGTTTAGACTCATTCTGTCCTGATATCAAGTATGCACGATTAGATTCATCATAGAGTCCGTCGTGTATTTTGATAGCAATATATTCGTTTAGAGAGAGTTGGATGCCTGCCTGCTGAAGTATAAATAGTGAATTATCCTGAACTGGAAGGAAGGGTAGTTCTGCGTTAGGTTTGTAGTTAGCACCTTGGTTCTTTACATGCCACTCAGAATCATTAGGAAGATAGCGAGGCTTTCCGTAAAGACCTAGTTTTCCTAGATCGTGGTTGAGAGCTGAGAATACGAGTTCTTCGTTTGTGAATGTAGAGGTCGTAGCACCTTGCACTTCCCATACCTTAGCCAACATAAGAGCACATTCGGTTACACGAATTACGTGATCTAAGTAACCACCTTCAAATGAATTATGAAAAGATGCTTTTGATGATGCAGGTGCGAATGCTAAAATCTCCTGCTGTGAATCGTAAAGTTCGAGAAGTTGTTTTTTGCGAGGATCTGAAATGTGGGTTTCTACGAGTGAGTAAAACTTCTCGAGATTGCTTTTGATTTGTTCTGCTGATAGCATAATTTTGATTTTGAGCAAAACATACTACCAAAAAAACAATCTAGCAACTTTTTTATTCAGATTCTGAATTAATTAATGTTTTTACCTCTTCTAACCTCTCCTTAGCTTTTTCAAAGAAATGATCAAATTGCTCTCTAGTAGTGGTTGGATTAGACAAAAGAGAGTTGAGGTTATTGAGTAGATTTTCAACAGACTCCAGCTTTGATAAAACCAGTGATTTATAACGCATATTATTTATTTAAGTTTAATTCGATAGCTTCTAAAATATCAACCAGGTTAAAACAACCGATCTTAGTATTACCATCAGGTAACGTTCTAGTTCCGAGATCAGTTGCCTTATCAGGCATGTAGATATAAACAATAGCATTACTACTTTGGACCATTGTAATGGGGTAATTCTCTGTATCCAGGAGTTCTTCTAGCATATCCGCAATACGTCCTTCCTTATCGACATCGATAAATTCGAAAGGTATTCCTTTATCGTATAGTTCTACTTTAAGAGAGTTGCACCAAGAGCACCCACGTAGCCCTAAAACCTTTACTTTCTCCATGTTCTTTTTCTTTCTTTTCTTTTCTTTTTTTGCGACCTTTCGACGAGAAAGGAAAGACAATCATTTAATACAAATGAAAGATCCGACTTTTTTTCCAGAAAATCAACTAATATTACACTATATGTTAATATCCTCTAGTAGAATCTTTAGCAGCTTGCTGTAATTGGCTAAAGGATTCTTCATCCTCTTCATCAGAATTTAGAAGCTTAACTTCATCATAAACCTGCTGTAAAACTTCTGGAGAGAGGTTAGGAAGAATGTGATCATTCATGAGTTTTAAAAGATATCCTACTCCAGAACCACTAAAGCCTGCAATACTGTTTGACTTTATTTGTTTTGATAAGATTCTATAGATATCAGTTTCTAGATCACCACCCTCATTCATAGAGGTAGATGCTTTCATATAAGGACCTTGCTCATTCTCAACAAGCCATTGCTTTAAGCTAAATGGTTTCATTTAATATAGTTTTGGATGTAATTGTTTATATCTGAATCTGTCACGTTAGTTTGCCTGAGACGGATTGCTATCTTACGTAGTTGTTCCATAACTTGGAGTTCACGAGGTAACAAACGTTCATGCACGTTAATCTCAGACTCCTCTTCAAAGATGTTCGGATCCTGTAAATTCCAAGGATAGCCTACATTATACTTATTCGATGTGTAGACATTTTCAGGACGCTCAGAGGGTGTAAGAGGACCTTTACCTTCGATAGTTCCCTTGCTGCTACCAACAACAGTATAGGGATTAGGATGCAGATCTATTTGATCTCGTGTACCGCTGTAGAGGTAATTCTGTAGACGATCTTTTTCAGCTAGTATGGATGCTATCTTAATCACTTTGCAAACTTGTTTAGTATTGCATTATTCTCATCAATACGCTTCTTATGTTTCTTACCATTCTGCCTACTTTTCATAGGACGTGGTTTTGGTGATGCTTTAGCCATACTTATTTAAAGTTAGGGTGAACATACACAACCTTCCTTAGGATTTCTTTATCCTCTGGAGTTAGATCATAACCAGACATTTTTTTAACGCTGACAGCAGCATAGTTAACAGCTTCTATCGGATCGTGTCCTCTACGTGCAAATTCATTAGCTACATCGCGTGCAGCTTTGAGATGCTTACGTTTATCAGACACATCTTCTAAGATATTAGCTAGTTTAATCATTCACCGTTTTTACGCATGTTTTCTAGAAAATTCTTGAGATCTTCAAGCTTTGCACTTAGTTTATCCGCTTCACTAGCCTTCCCCGACTCATCATCACCAGCATAGATTGATACAAAGTTATTAACGTCTGATACGATCTTAATAGCATCATCCAAACTTTTTATATAAGGATGAGAAGAACTAAATTCTGCTAAGTCACCCATGGCATCTGTATCGCCTGATGGTGTACCCATGCTGTAATCATCTTCGTTCAGAAGACCCGCAATCTTCATGATTTGTCTACGTTCGGTTATTAGTTGCTTGTTTTTCATTTAGCTAAGTTGTGCTAATAAATAGCTAAGGAAAGCGTTTGCGAACTTGTGATAAAACAACATGTATTGCTTGTCGGAGTCCGTGTGCTCTCCTGCCGTATATACCGGTCAATATACCTCCCATTCTACGAGCAATTTCAATGGAGTGTGAGTGAGTAGCACTTGAGAGAGTCTTCTTTTTAAGCATCTTATTAAGCTCATCAACAATGAGATCCGTAAAAGAGGGTTTCTTAGAGGGGTTATAGGGTTGAGAGGCGATCATATTACCCGCCTCTTTCAACCCACCACGCGACTCACCAATCCTATTATTGATTCGTGCCATAATCGTATACTTCTTCCCCATAGTCGCAGTTTAGGTTAACAATACACTTGAGACTGTCTAACTCGTTCTCAAATAAATAGCAACCGTCCGTTTCACGGACAAATTCAAAAGTTCGAGTTTCCGAGGTCATTGGATTGTATATATCGAATGCCTGTCTAGCACTTGGAAATGCTCCCAGATACCCGTCAACGGCTAATCTGTAGGCATCAGCAACAAATGTACGAGTCTCATTGTCATAGTCAAAAAGTCGAGCAGAGTAGGTAAAGGTCATATAAGTGGATTTTAAAGTGTTTAAATCTAGTCTGGTGTATTGATATCGGAATTTGGAGATCCCTGAAATTTACCCGGTTTACTATAGCCTAGCGGGGTATGACATTTGTTTACTGAGGTACGCTGGGTAGATACTCTAAGTAGGTCAGGCATTCGGTATATAACTTATTGGTTTTCAAATTTTTTCCTCTCCCCGATAATCGCATTCCGTGAAATTAGTAATAAAAAGTGAATTTACAAACAGTATACGATTGATTGGTATATATTTTATTTGGGTCGTCAAATTTTAGGGGAGGATCTCACACCAAGCAGCGACCCCGTATCTGCGTATATCGCGGGATCAGGTGTAATTACGTTGGGGTTATAGTGCTCTTATGTGAACCTACCTGATGTCAGCTGTTGTCAAGTGTTGACAGGCGAGAGCGAGTGAGAGAGGGGTGACTCCCCTCTCCCTATGCTGGTTCGATCTGAAAGGCATGCTTCACTATGCTCTTGGCAGAGGCCTTGCTGAGATTGTCTATCAACACTCCATCCTTGATGACTACTGCATGGTTCCTAACTAGAATGTAGAATGTACCAATGGGATAGTCTTGAATGAAGGTACTTATCCTTGTTCTCCTTGCTTGATGGTTACCTCCGTACTTCCATCTTGTGAGCTTCTTGGGATTGGACATGATGGATGTTACTCTGTGGCCTCTGATTACTTCTTGAGACTCAAAGGCCTGCTTCATCCTATTCACTATGTTGCTTGTCTTGGCTCCCTTCTTGTTCTCCCTCTCAAAGAGATACTCTACTGTTCCGTGAGCCTGATCGAAGTCTACGTTGAAGGCTGCTGCGAAGGCATACACTGTGCATGCATTCTTTTCTTTAGAGGCTAGCTCTGTCATCTTAATGTAGTCTTGTGCGCGTATTATTTTCATAACCTTAATTTTAGAATGTGATGGGAAGGTCCGACTATTTCTAGCCGGACCCAACTTTTTAATAATCGTCTTCCACTTCCTCCTCACTCAGTTCAAGTTCATCAATCGATACACTGTCAACAATGTCTTGACAAAGCTTAAGCATTTCTTTGGCTGCTCTTAGCTCTTCAGTAGAGCTGATGTTGGAGAAGTTGTTCTCGCAATCTCTCAAGTCGTTGAGAGTGTTTCTGAATCTGCAGTAGCTCATGTTTGGCATAACTTTGATTTTTGATTGTGACCTAAAGATACAAAGAAAGAAGGTCCCAGGCAACAGCTGGGACCAATTTTTTTTACTGGCAAGCTCGTAGCTTCTTTTCTAAAGCCTTAGCTTCCTCTACTTCCTCAATCCAGAGCCCTGGATTAGATAAGATAGGAATCAAGTCTGCCTCCAGGAACTTAACCCTGGTAGAGAGAGCCATTCTGAGAGTCCATAATTCTTCAGGAGTGAGATGAACCAGTGTGCTAACTTCTGCTGTGTGTGTCATAACTTTGATTTTTGTGATGGCCTAAAGATACAAACAAAAGAGGTCCCAGGCAACAGCTGGGACCAACTTTTTTTTAGACTTCGTCAAAGTAGAAAGTCAGTGCTCTGTTGTTTCCGGTTTCGATGTCGACGTAGTTGTCTCCGTAATCAACATCTGCTCCTTGCTGAACAAGCTTCTTTGCTCTCTTCAAGCGTCTGGCTACGAGATCGTTGTTGATCTCATCTGTGCGAGGCTTGATCATGAAAGTAGTAGCTACATAAGTACCACCACATCCGCATCTGCAGTGATTACGCTTGCCACTGTACACCTGAGAGATCTGAGAGATTTCTGAACTGAGGAACTGAGTTGGAGTAATCATAACTTTGATTTTTTTGTTGACCTAAAGATACAAACAAAAAAGGTCCCAACCAACAGTTGGGACCAATTTTTTTTAAGCTTCTTAAAGTTCTTCTTTCGACTCAATTTCCTCAAACAAATTATTGAGTGAGTAGCAAACTTCTCTCTTCATTTCTCGAGCCATGTCTTCATGATTAATGTTAACACTGTCAAGCTCAACAGTATTGTTGCTCATTGAAAATTCAGCTGAGTACAAATCAACTATATCACCTGATTCCAGGTTTTCTGCTGACTCATCAATAGCTTCCTTAACAACTTGCAAAATGCGATTCTTAAACTCAGGAGTGATTACTGAAGTGGCTGCTGGCTTCTCTACTGCTTCAACAGACTCTTCAAGCTTGCAGAGGAGATGGATAACATCCTCTCTTGTGAAGATGGAAGGAAAGCTGTTGAGAACTTGATGTCTGGTCTGATTGAAAATTTCCTGTGTGTTCATAACTTTGATTTTTTATTATGGCCTAAAGATACAAACTAAAATGGCCCCAAGCAACAGTTGGGGCCAACTTTTTCTTACAGAGACAAAGAATAAAACATTGGCAGAAGATAGCATGCATCGAGCATCAAGCAAGCGATGACTGCCTTACGTACATTGGATGGAGTGTCTCTGAGATTTGGAATAACGCTGAGTGAAATCATAACTTTTATTTTTGATTGTGACCTAAAGATACAACTTAGTTTGGCCCCAGGCAACAGCTGGGGCCATTTTTTTTTACAGATACCAAGGCTTCTGAATTATCTTGGTAGTCTTCTGAGACTTAGGCTTCCAATCATAAGAAGCCATCATTTCTACAGCTCTGGCGTTGACTGGCTTCGGAGCCAGAATGCCTACTTTAAATTCAGCTGCCCAATCATTGAATGAAGGGCGGTCCTGGGGGATAACTGTCTTTGCTACTTTCATAACTTTGATTTTTGATTATGATATAAAGTTACAAACTAAATCTCAATTATCAAACAAAAATATAAAAAAAATAAAAAATAAATATTTTGCAAAAAAGTTGCCTGGGACCGGAATAGTTCGTAACTTTAGGCTATCCAAATATGGAAAGGGCGGGCAACAGACACCGGAGGGATCAGAGGTACGCTGGGCCTAACTGAAGGCCCGCCGGACAAAGGGGAACCCTGGCCTCTGCCAGGGTCCTTCCTTCCTATCATCTACACATGCTGTTCTCTCATCTGTGCTTCTGCGTCTGTGAGCACTCTCTGAAGCTCTTCTACCAAGACATCCTTCTTGATACGAGCCTTGTCGGGATGACCAAGGAAACGCTTAGCAATGAGGGCGGAATTAACTTTGCCGGACATCTTCAAACCGGTCTTGGCTTCGAATTTCAAACCTGTAATCAGGACTCTGAGCTGGAGGAGTGTGAGTTGCATAACTGTGATTTTTTAATTGTGATGGCCTAAAGATACAAACTAAAATGGCCCCAGGCAACACCTGGGGCCAAATATTTTTTAGGCAGCCTTCCTGCTTGCGCATTCAGGGCCTATTCCGGTTTCGATGCTAACCGGATCAGTCAGCTTCCTACCGCACCTGCAACACTTACCTTCGTGCCAGATCTCAAGCTGATCGATAGTCCTGCCAGAAGCCAGATTACGGAAGATGTAATCGAAAGCAACAACTGAAGGAGCAGTAGCACCAATGCGAGACTTAGGACTGGTTGCAAAAGACCAAGTGTCTCCGTTCCTGCGGAGGCATCCGAAGAAGCTGTAATCACTGGTGTTGTCGCTACCGGTCAGAACCTGGACGAAGAGGATGGTAGAAGCCTCCTTAGACTGGTCCTTCGGAGCGGCTACCTTGTAGGTGAACCTGGTGCCGGTCTTCAGGCTCTTGCAGGTGAAAATGGCCTTGCCAGCAGTGATGAAGTCGAGAGCGGAGGAGTGTGCGATAGTGTGTGACATAACTTTGATTTTGATAGCATAAAGTTACGATCTAAAATGGTCCCAGGCAACAGTTCCGGAAAAAAAATATTTTTTTATTTTTTGTGAAAAATAGTTGCCAAACTAAAATTTAGTTCGTATCTTTAGGCTGTCACTTGAGAGATCAGTTAAGACGGGCGCCCGAGCAGGAAGGGTGGAGGGATCAGAGGTACGCTGTGCCTAACCCAATACCCCCTATAAAAGGGAAGCAGGTCGCTCAGGACCTGCCTCGTGTTACTTCTTTCTTAAGTGCTCTGCAACCATCTCTCTCATGGTTTCTATCTCAGAGTCCAGGAGAGCCTCCCTGAAGCCTCCTTCGTGTACTGAGAACTGTGGTTCACCATTCTCAAACTTAACTTCGACATCGAAGGATACGTCGTCAAAGATTAGTTCGTCGTAGCTTCTATCTACTTCGATAACGATGTCTCCATCTTCACATTCGATAAGATTGAAAGAGGAGAAGCCTGTGTAAGCAATGAGCCAGTCTGTTGTTCGTGTTGTTGTCATAACTTTGATTTAGCCTAAAGGTACAAACTTATTTTGATATTGGCAACAAAAAAAACATATTCTAGTGGAATTGGATTGCATTGCATTGCATACAATATAAAAGAAGCCCTCCTAGAAAGGAGGGCCGTTAACTATGGTACCGTACTATTCACTCCTATGCATAAGACATCGCCATCTCCCACAGCTCCTGATTCATCTGCAAATCCTTTTGGATGTTCCTGATGCCCTTCACCTTCCTCAGCTTCCCTTTGCTACCTACTGCCATGAAGCCTCCTTTCATTACTCCCTCCTGTACTCTATTGAATACATGCCAGAGTGAATCACCAGCATCTTCCTTCCTGCGAGGTGCCAGCATCTCCTGAAGGTCTTCTTGAGACAGCAGCCTCTCAGGAGTCGACCTCAGTTGGAAAGCTTTCTGAGCAAACTCAAACTGCTCTTCCTTGGTCATGATTCTCTGAGAGAGGACATTGATGCGACCAACCAAGTCAGGCAGACGATCGATGGCTGTTTGCATAGTCCCTTGCAACTGCTCAAAAGAGTATCCGGAGTGGCGAAGCTGGAAGCTTCCGAAGTCCTTATCCTTGATAACAAGACCGTTGGAACATACGAGGCGGAAGATACCAATCTCAAATCTAAAGCTTCCACGACCGGTGTGGTTGTTCATCACTACCACGTTGATGTAAGCCTCAACACCACCGTCAGCATTCCTGAGGTAGATATCCGGGTGGAAGAAACGGATAACATGGTTGCCATACTCAGCAAGGCTTGCGTTACGATAACGGCTTGCTTTGGCTTGGCTTACTTTCCAACCCAACTTGTCCATATCCTCAATGATACGGCTAGTAGGAAGGAACGTGTACTTCTGAGACACTCCTGGCTTTGGAGTTGATGCGTAAGCTTGTGGAGCCGCTTTCATGATTTGCTCCTGAGTCATAACTGTCATTTCGAGTGAGTTGTTGTTTAACATAACTTCTATTGTTTAATTGTGTGACCTAAAGATACAACTTAGTTTGGCCCTAGGCAACACCTAGGGCCAGTTTTTTTTAATTAATTTCTGCTACTTCTTTTACTTCATCTTCTACTTCGAAGAAAAAGTCATTCATCTTCTCTATAACTTCATTCCTCACTTGACTGCTGAATGTGCGATAGTCAAGCTGAACCGAGCTGAGTGAGATTTCGTTTCCGTAAAGCTCAAACTCTGCACTGTCAAAATTAACAACATCATCTGATGCTAAATTAAACATAGCATCGTTGATATTCTCTGCAACAAAAGTGCAGAGTTTTGCTTTGAACTCTTCGGACAATTCCGGCTTACCTGCTGATACCTCAATTGATGCGAGAAGTGCTAAGACGTCGTCCTTGCTGAAGATAGAAGAAGGACTAGCTGATACTACTGACTGGATGTCTGCGATGCTTTTTTTCATAACTTTGATTTTTGATTGTGACCTAAAGATACATACTATTTTCGTTCCAGGCAACGAAACCAAAAACTTTTTTGAAACTTTTTTTTGACCCCCATAAAAAAATAAGGGGCAGCCTACCTCTGATCTCTTCACCCTTTTTCTTCGGGCGCCTGTCCTAAGCGACAGCCTAAAGGTACGAACTAAATTCGTACCAGGCAACGGGGCAAACAAAAAACCCCAGGAAATTATTCCCAGGGTTCGAGAAACCAACAATCAACCATCCTAGTAGCTCTTGATTAGTTTAATCAGTTCCTTCTTGGCTTCTTCCTTTGCTTTTACAAAGATGTCTGCCTCTTTAGTTTTTTTGGTTTGAGTCACTGGGCGACCTATGCTCTCGTAGACTTTCATCGTCATGTGCTTACGTACAGTGGACGGACGGAGCTTGTAGAACTTTTCATTCAGCTTGAGAGCACCTCTCTTGGCTTGTACAGCCTTGAGGTCTTTTAGGACTCCAAGGTAAGCTGCGCCTACGCTAAAAAGTTCTCTGTAGACTGCAGAGTCGAATTGTCTGAACTCTGTAGTAGTGTAGTCAGCTTTGAGAGTGTCAAGCAGACTTTGGATGCGAGCATCCGCGGGGGATTGTTTCTTCATAACTGTTAATTTAAAGGATTGGTGATGGCCTAAAGATACAAAGGAAAGAGACTCCAGGCAACACCTGGAGCCAATTTTTTTAAGACTCCTGGAAGGCTTCTACGATAGCTTCCTTCTGTAGGAATGTCTGAATGGATTCCAATGTGCATACCTCAATCTCATCAGCAACCATTGTTTCGTTGTCGATTAGTTGGCTGAAGAAATTACAGATGGCGATCTTAACGTTGCGGATAGTTAGCTCGTCATTCTGCTCTCTCATAAACTTGGTCAGGAGTGCCATAATGGCTGCACGCTGCATTGCGCATTGCTCTAAGTACTTGTCGTTCATAACTTTGATTTTGTGTAAAGATACTAACTATTTTCAGTAAGGGCAACTATTATTGCTTGGGGAATGTATATTATTTTGTCACTGACTGAGCATCGGAAGTAATAATCGCCATCCATATCCTCATTAACGTCTGCTCGAAAAATCTCGGAGTCGATTGAGTAGGTAACGATTCCGTAAGTTGTGTTGATTTTCAATATCTTTCTTTCCATAACTTTGATTGTGACCTAAAGATACAAACTAAAATCGCCCCAGGCAACACCTGGGGCTGACTTTTTTAGATTACTTCAAATCTCTCTTTGTTAACGCAGATCTCAGTGAGAGTGTTTACGTTCACCATCCTCCAGGCTTTGTCTGGGTTGGCTGGGTCCTTCTTGGCAAGCTGGATGTCATACACAGGAATCAATCCTCTCTCCTCAGCATCGAACTTAAGTCCGACACCCTTAACACCTTTCCTGGTTCCTTTGATGGAGTTCATCAGTCTTACACTGCCATCCTTCTTGATGAAGGTTACGGAGTAGATGGTTCCGTTCTGCAAGTTGTCGATCTTCAACTTAGCTTCTTGTCTTGTAATTTTCATAACTTTGATTTTTGTGATGGCCTAAAGATACAAAGAAAAAAGGCCCCAAGCAACAGTTGGGGCAAACTTTTTTTAATCTGCTTCGCAAAGGTCAACCAGCTCAGCAAAGAGAGGCTCCTCTTCATCCAATAGCCGGCTCTCATCTAAGCTCTCTACTTCTACTGCAGTGTAGGAAATGTTGTCAAGGAAGCGAACAATGTACTCGTTGCCATTCTCATCTTCGACTGAGAAGATTCTGGTTACGTACTCTGACCTGTCTGTAATTTCGAACTTCATAACTTTGATTTTGATTGTGACCTAAAGATAGGAACTTTGTTTCAGACTACCAACTATCCAGTGCAAATAATTTGCGACCGGAAGTAATTATGCAAGCTGTAGTCATGTTGTCTACATTCTCTCCTTCATTAATAAACCAATGAGGCAGTACCCTGGGGTTGTACTTAAGCTGAAGACCTTTCTCTCCGTTGAAGGTTCTGTCTTCGATTGATACACTCTCACACTTAACCCAGGCACAAACTGTTTTATGTGCACCTTCAAGTATCTTCTCCGCTGTCTTCTTCTGGTTCTTCAGTTGACAGTTGCTCATCACTATCTGGACTTCTTCTGGAGAATAGTAAGCTACTCCTGTCGGACCTTCGACTTTCCACTTCATGTAGTTCTTGCCGGCTCCGAGATTGAATCTAACTTTGTAAGGACGTTTCATAATCTTTTGATTTGCCCTAAAGGTACAAACAAAAAAGACCCCAGGCAACACCTGGGGCAAACTTTTTTTAATCTACCAACTCTCTCACTCTGTCAAACCAAGCCTGGATGTCTAAGCAAAACTTCACGGCTCTTTCTTCTGTCTTAGCATAGGCAAAGAACTGAGAGAACTCTGAATCGAAAGCAATTCCGCTACAGTCTACGTGCTTCTGTATATGCTCTTCGACATCGTAATTACTTTCATACTTCTTGAAGCAATATTCTCTTTTGAGGTTACCTGTGATGGTGTAGTTTTTATCACCTTCGAACTGATTAATCTCGAACCCGAACGGGTACTCTTTCAGAAACGTTAACTTTGACATAACTTTGATTTTTGGTTATGGCCTAAAGATACGAACTTTGTTCGTCCCAGGCAACAGTTTTACAAAAAAAAAGACCAGGATAGAAATCCCGGTCCGTCTAATCAAAAGTATATGAAACCACTAATTCGTTCTAGCCTCTTTCCTTCTGCTTACATGCTTGTAAGCCGTGTTAACAATACTTTCGTTGTTTCGCTGACCATTCAGAGTCATGCTAATCATTGACTGAGAATAGCCAGTCCTTTCGGCTAGGGTAGCGATATCTCCCTTGCGCCTGGCTCTTTGGAAGACTTCCCTCTTTTGTGCTGTTGTCATAACAATCTAATTTGATATACAACGAACTTACGAAGTTTCTACCAAAGCGCCAACAGGAGGCTCCAAAATGATTTCTTTTTAACTGAAGTAGGTTTTGGCCTTACTACTTCACCTTGCTTTATTCTTTGAAGATAAACGGAGGAAGCGATCCGGTGCGAGTTCTCATATTCAATCAAGTGCTGTTCGAATCTGAGGTCGTATAACGTCCCGAGCTCCTGCTCGAGGTCACCGAGGTCCATTTCCATGTAACGCAATCGCTCCCTCGCGTATTCTGTTTCTCTGTCTCTCATGTCCTAAAGTTACAAACTAATTTTCATTTCACAAAATCTTTATACAAAGAAGCTAAAGTAATTCCAGCTTCAACAAACTCAGATTCAAATAAGAAGCGGTCAAGGTCATCGAGAGTTTTGATTTTGTCAATATCCTGAAGATAAGGCTGGATGTCCATATAGAAATCTTCGTACTCAAAATCTCCACCTGAGGACATGATGTCGTGAACTTTCTCATAGATTGAAATAGCGAGAAAGCCTTTGATTGCTGTCAAGTGTTTTTGTAACATAACTTTGATTTTTGATTGTGGCCTAAAGATATAAACTTAGATTGAGACTGGCAACTAATTTGAAAAGAAAAAATAAAGAATGCTGGCAATGTGCAAAAGCAAGGCTACGACCAAAAGGACCGTAGCCTGCTTAACTCGTTTAGGCTGGAGTGGTTGCATAACCTGCTTTTTCAAGTAAGGCGTTCTGGATTTTCTCAATCACCGGACCTGCCTCAGCAACAGCTCTGTTGTAGCTCTTCTCACTCTGCTTCTTGACTTCGAAGAGGAACTCTTTGTAACCGCTACCAAACAAACTGAAGGACTCAATGGATACTCCATTCTCTCTCCTATCCACGTCTACGACTGTTACTGATGCCCAGTAACCTCTAGGCTCTGTACGGCTGGTAAAGTAATTGATACCACCCTTGTTGTAAAAAACTTCTGCTTTCAGATACTTGCTTTCTGTGCCTTCGATCTTTGTGTACTTTTTCATAACTTTGATTTTTGATTGTGAAGTAAAGGTACGACCGATTTTGATCGTACCCAACTTTTTTACTAGAAATATTTTCTTGTGACGTGTTCCTGCGTACCCCAGCTTGGGAGAGACTTTTCTGAGGTGTGGCCAATGTACATGTAGCCATTGTAATTATCAGTAGCATGCGCAACATGCTCGAACATGGCTATGACGCCTTCCTTAAATTCAACTGAGAGCTTGGGGTCTGCAAGCAGAACGTTTGTCTTCTCTCTGATGGCTTCGAACTTTACTGTCTTTCTTTTCATAACTTTGATTTAGGATCTAAAGATACAAACTAAAATGGCCCCAAGCAACAGCTGGGGCCAAATATTTTTTAGAAATCTTCTGGATGGATACACTTAAGATAGTCTGTAACCATTGTGATCAGAGACTCGATCTGAGAGCCGTAATCCCTCTCATACACTTTCTTTCCGTTCAGCGTTACTGAGAAGAGAACACAGTGGTTCTTTGAGTTTGGATCAATGTAGGTGTCGATAGTGTAACTTGTGCTTGTGTTCATAACTTTGATTTAGGACCTAAAGATACGGACTTTGTTCATCCCCGGCAACAGTTAGATGAGAAATATTTTTACAGGGGAGGTACTGATCATATTTTCAATCTCTCTCCTTTCTTCAAGTACCTCTTCTGTCCTAAATATAGGAGAAGACATTACTAACTGACGGTGCATTTGTTCTTTCATTCCAACCTCTTCAATAATGTGTTGCATAGTTTCACCGTCTACGTCCATTGCTTTAAGCTCTAAGATAATTTGTTCTTTTGTCATAACTTTGATTTAGGACCTAAAGATACGGACTTTGTTCATCCCCGGCAACAGTTTACAAAAATATTTTTTGCCGGACATAGGAATAGCAGCCGGCATTAGGCTGCAAATTTTTTATGTGCGTACCTTGATTACCTTTATTAACTGGCTGATTATGAGGGTCTTGGATATAGGGTCTTTTACAGCACCAGGCTGGCCCAGCCCAATCAACGCATTAATAAATAGCACGAAAAGAAAAAAAAGAAAGAAAAAGTTGCCTGGGACCTATTTAGTTTGTACCTTTAGGCTGTCACTTGCGGGAGCAGTTAAGACGGGCTGGAGAGAACAACTCCTGGAGCTGGATCAGAGGTAGGCTGTCCCTAAGCCATGGAAAAATAAATTTGTGGGAATCGTTGCCAATCTAATATTTAGTTTGTACCTTTAGGCCATAAATCAAAAGTTATGACACAAAAGACTGCACAGTTCAGAATCTATGACGGCATCAAGTTAATCAAGGAGTACAAAGTGGACTACGTAGTAGCCCCTGGAGAACGTACTCTCAACCAGCTATTCCAGGAAGCTCGTGAGGTATGGGCTGAGTACTGTGTTGAAGTAGAGACTGATGCTTTCATCATGTCCAGGTCCCACACCTATGCAGAGGAAGTGAAGCAGAGGGTAACCGAGTGGTAAAAGATTTTTCAAAAAAAATGGCCCTAGCTGTTGCCTGGGGCCTTTTTTGTTCGTACCTTTAGGTTGTCAATTGAGACGGGCTGTTACCTGGAGACGGGAGTACAGAAGGGATCAGAGGTACGCTGTTCTTTTTTTTTAAGCTGGGATTGGAGGGAACGGATGCATAAAGATACGAACAAAATCAACCTGAAGCAACTTTTTTTCGATATTTTTTTTGGCCATGCCCCCAAAGTTTGCCGGAAGAAATTTTTTTAGTAATTTTACTAGGATTTAAACAACATCCATTTCTTGGTTGTAAACCTTGAAGGATTTGTCTATGAGGGCTGCCTTCACTTCCTCTGCGCGTTCCCTGGAGAGACCGGACTTGATTTCCTTTACTTTGAAATCTTCTTTGTAATCCTTTCCGGCGGATCTAATATCCTTGGCTAGGTCCTTGGTTCCACCCCTCCCTGTCTTGCTGTCTTGGATGCTACGAATCCGAGAAAGAATATCCTCCTCCTTCATGTAACTTGAAGCAACGTAAATTTTCTTCCCGTAGTTCTTGGACTTCTTCTTCTGATTCGTGATCTCGAAGACCGAATACTTTTTAGAGGCCTCACTTAAAAGATTTTCCATTTTACAAAAGGGGCTTTGTTATATAGGGTGGAATCGAATTGCACCCTACGCATCCCAGCCCTTATAAATAGCACCCATAACACTCATATTACGGGGGGGAGGTATATAATTAGGGGGGAAATAAAAAAGAGGGGCGGGACTATTTTGTATGCTTCCTCCCCCCTCTCTTTTCAATCTCTCTATGCTCTATTCGTTTTTGTTAGCCTATAG